CCCCCATAGGGGGTCGGGTCTAATCGGAACAGGAGTTCAGTCTATGCCTATGACGATGTTGCAATTTCACCTTCACCGCCTCGAGGCTTCTGGCCTTTTGGAATGGGATGGTGAACACGGCGTTAGCTGTGTTTGCTCTACTTGCCGTAGGTATTGGACTGATATTGAACGTGCAGGCCCTGGCATGTACGGACAATATCTCCTTAGTTCCGTTAGTTCGGCTTCGCCGAATTAGTCTCTAGGAGTAAGACCTTTGATTCATGGTTGTGGCAGCGCTCCGGGTGTAACCCGAGAGTTTGGGACCCGAACTATCGAAACTGTTATTGCCCTTCAAGGGCAGCAAGCAGTCAGAAACGTCAGGTCTCGTTCTCAACTTGAGGCTGTTCAACTAAAATCGAACACCGTCACCGGTGATCGAAAGAATCCTACTCCGTATTCGTTGAGTATCGCTCGTCTCATCCGAGACGATCCTTATACCTACCGGTATACGGATGGTACTCTTCAGAACGGTGAACCCTATCTTGTGACTTCTGGGAATGGTTATATCTCAGAAACACAAACGGGTGGTCTTTCGGATGTGCTCCCTCGTCGCTTTGAAAGCGACTTGGAAGGTGCCTTTTCTCAGTCTTTGACTGAGGCTAGGAACCGTCTTAGGGGCCAAGTCCGCGCTCAAAATGGCGCAGATTTGGCAGAAGCACGCAAAACAGCGAACACGATCGCTAGTACCAGCACTGTGGCGCTTCAAGCGTACCACGCTTTTCGTGTTGGTAATTTCGAACGTGCGATGAAATTGCTCGGTTTTACACCCGGGTCAATTTTATCGGGAAAGGCAAGTTCAGAGCAGTGGCTTCAATTCCTTTATGGTATTATGCCACTTATATTGTCCGTCAAGGACAATATTGACCTGCTCAGCAATTCTCTAAGGGGTAACTCCCTATTGATCACTGCTTCTTGCACAACGAAAGTCAAGTTTCGAGAGTCTCCTCTTGAGCTTGATGGTCTTCGTCGATCCTGGCATTGTGACGGATTATGGAAAGTAGCTTATAAAGCTGCTGTTCGTAGTCCGGCCATCGATTTCCTTGATCGAGCGGGTCTTATCAACCCGTTGACCATTGCTTGGGAATTAGTTCCCTACTCTTTCGTTCTCGACTGGTTTATTCCGGTTGGGTCCTTTCTGACTTCGCTCTCAGCTACGGCTGGCCTAGAGTTTCAGTCGGGTTATGCTACTCGGCGTTCGGAGTCCTACGAAAGGATTTCTCGAATTCCTTCGGAGCAGGGTGAAGTGATTCTCACCCCTGGTTCGTTAGTCTTTGGCCGTTTCGAAATGGAACGTATACCACTGACTGGGTTTGCACTGCCTTCTCTTTATGGGAAGGATAACCCATTTTCCACAACCCACATAGTAACCGCTTTAGCGTTACTACGGCAGCTTATGTGAGTGCAATTCCGCACCACTAACAGAAAGGGCATTTTCTTGCCACAGCTGAAAGCGTTTGGTCTTGCAGACCGCGCAACTCCCCCGGCGATTCACACGTTTAAACCGCGTGATATCACGGGAGGCGTAACGACTCTTGTGGAGAGTCAGGGCGGTATCCCTTTGGGAGACCGTAGGATCACGATGAGCCAAACGCGCTCCACCAATGGCCGTGTCCGTGTGACCGTGAAGCTCGCGCTTCCTGTTCTCGAGGACATGACTGTCAATGGTGTTGTGCGTAAGACTGTAACACGTACCAATTATGTGGATTGTGTCTTCAACTTTGACGCGACTTCAACGACGCGTGAACGTGATGACACTGCTGGGTTCCTTTGGAACCTTCTCCACCCGGAACTTCCGGAGGGACGTGATTACATCGTTGGCCTTGAGGGTAACTTCTAAAAGTGCCTTCTCGGATCGTTCCCCTTAACCAAGGGAACGGAGCGGGAGAAAGACTTGCTTTAGTGACGATTCTCGTTGCTTTAGTTTGTTTCCTTTCGTTCCTTTTCGTGGACAGAAGCCCGCGAAATGATGCGACCATAATTGGAGTACCATATGGCCAAGAACGTATCGTCGAATATCGGCGCTCATCGGTTACCCGAAAGCCTGACATCAACACTCGTGGAGAAGTTGCAATCCCTAAGGTCGTCCGTGAAGACGGATTACCTGAAGGAGAACCTCCTCTCTAAGTTTGTTGATTCCACGACTGCTCCTGCGGATCTCCGTAGGTCGCGTGCTATTGAGAAATGGCTCGCAACAGAGAAGTCTAATGAACTTACCAATGAAAGGCTAATATTTTCTCTCCCCGGCGATCTTATAGCCGAGGGAGTGCCTTTTGGTAGATTTGTAGACTTCTGTCGTAGCGTCATCCGTGGTATTATTGGTGAAACAGCTCCAATTGAAGCCCTTATCGGGACCTTCTCTGGAGGTGCATCGACCAGCAGGCCACGTACTGAAAGCCATCCGGCGAGTAAGTACCTCGGGAAAGCACACGTCACCCTACGCTGCCTCTCTCTCTTCACCGACCTGGTCGATGAATTGGAGGGTTGGATAGGGAACGGGGTTACAATCGATCCGGTTGTAGTCCCGGGCAACGTGATGTTCACAGTGCCCAAGAAAACCGATATAGATCGTGTTGCTTGTAAAGAGCCCGATCTGAACATGTTCATTCAGAAGGGGATAGGCTCCTACTTTCGTAAGTGCCTACGCTCTACCGGCATAAACCTCAATGATCAATCGATAAATCGATCATTGGCTCACCGTGGTAGTGTTGATGGATCTCTGTCCACGCTCGATTTATCGAGCGCATCCGATTCTGTTACGACAGAGTTGGTGTCTCTGCTATTGCCTGAGTGCTGGTATACCCTCCTTGACTCTGTGAGGAGTCCTGTCACCATCATCGATGGTGAAGAACATCGGAACGAAATGTTCTCCTCTATGGGGAATGGTTTCACGTTCGAGCTGGAGAGCTTATTGTTCTACACGCTCGCACGGGCCACCGCTTATTTTCGCGGCGTTCGTGGTATCGTCTCAGTCTACGGTGATGACATCATATGTCCCACCGAGTTGTCCACAAGTCTCGTTGAGGTTCTCGGCTTCTTCGGTTTCTCTATTAACAAAGAGAAGTCGTTCGTCGAGGGTTCTTTTCGAGAGTCTTGTGGAGGACATTATGACAATGGGGTCGATATAACTCCTTTCTACATAAGGGCTCCAATCAGAACTCTTCCGGACCTCATCGACGTTGCCAACAAGCTTCGTCAGTGGGGTACGGTCCATGAATTTGGAATAATCAATCCAGAAATCGAGGAGATCTGGCTTTGGTTAAAGAGTTTTGTCCCTTCATGTCTTTGGGGTGGTGAGGATACCTCCTTTAAATTCCAGCTCGTTAGCAATGACGAGCCCTCACACCGTCTTGTCATTCAGACAAGACGGAGAGACAATGGGATTGGAGGTTATTTTCATTGGCTTAACGCCTCCTGGGACAGGAAACGTATGTCTGATGGAATTCAAACATCCAGTCGGACCGTAGAAGCAGGTTTACCCTTGCGTCTGCGTCGTATCCGGTCAGCCACTGTACCTCGTTTGCCAGCATTGTTCCTGACGGAGCTTTGCTGACGCCGAGTATGATATGGACGTGAGTCCTATCAAAATCCTCTAACGAGGC